AATGTGTGTTTTTCTGCATATATCGCAAGTGGCGGTACAAGCACAATTCCAGATACATTCACTTATTCAAAGGTTGCATTGGTTAAGAACCCAATTGTAACTGGTCTACCAAATACTTTTGATAATAGAATAGAATTGCTAATGTCAAACACAACTGGATTAAATGCTGGTGATGTTGTTTATCAAACAAATGGTGTGGAAGGTATTATACATGAAGTATTGAGTGATAGAATTTACATAATTAATTATAATGGACCATATAATGTAACTTTTGATGAAAATCTAGTTTTAAAGACAAATAACGCTGGTGATTTCGGTATAAATAGTATAAATTATTCCATTTACACACAAAAAAGCGGAGACGTTCTATACATGTCAGACTTTTCACCAATAGAGAGAAAACAGACTACCATAGAACAAATTAAAATTCTAGTTGACTTTTAAGGATATAAAATCACATGCCTATTAACACATCATTGAATATCGACCCATATTTTGACGACTATGATATTTCAAAAAAATATTATAGAGTTTTGTTCAAACCAAGATATGCTGTTCAAGCAAGAGAACTTACCCAATTGCAGACAACACTGCAAAACCAAATTGAACAATTTGGCGATAATATATATAAAGAAGGGTCAATAATCAAAGGTTGTAACTTCACAGAACTATCTAATTTGAGATATGTGAAAGTTGCGGATGGCATAAGTCCTTCTTTATATCTCCAAAGAACAGAAGAAGACACGAACACTGATACTATTTACCAATATTATTATGAACTTGAAAATAACGATGGTCTAAAGGCATATGTCGTTACTGCGAGTGATGGATATCAGTCAAGAGCGCCAGACCTCAACACATTCTTCATTAATTACACTTCTACGTCAAATAGTGGCGTCAAATCATTTGTTTCCGGTGAGTCTCTTTCTATAAGAGAAAAAGTTATTATAACAGAACTTGTTAATGGTAATAGCGTTGAAACAATAGCAGACAATGGTGTAGTCGGTTCAACAACTGTTGCTACATTCTCAAATCCAGTTGGTTCGTCATACGGTCTTTCTGTATCAGAAGGTATAACTTTCCAAAAAGGACATTTTCTATATTCAGACGAACAGACTATAGTTGTTTCAAAATATGTTGACTTAACAAGTGAAATAAGAGAACCAAATCAACGTGCAGTTGGGTTTGTTATTGATGAAGAAATTATCACTTCACAGCAAGACACTTCCTTGTTCGATAATGCTAACGGTTCGCCAAATGAAAACGCACCTGGAGCAGACAGACTTAAACTATCACCAAGACTTATTGCTTTGGACACATCTATTGCAGATGCAGATGCTACCTTCTTCGCTCTAAGAAGATATGAAAATGGTAATGCCATTCAAATTCGTGACGTTTCACAGTTCAATTCTATTGCAACAGAAATGGCAAAAAGAACATATGAAACAAATGGTGATTATATAACAAACCCATTCAAATTCGGCGTGAAAAGAAGAAGTAACGGTGTGAATTTGACTGTCGGTTCTGGTGTAATATATTCAAAAGGATATAGAGTAGAAAACAAAGCAGAAAGATCATTCTTAATTGATGAAATTGCAAGTGATCAAACAAAAATACAAAACAACCAACCGATAACATTTGAATATGGCGGGTATTGTAATGTATTGGCAGCAACTGGTGTTGTTAACATAGAAAACTTTTCTATAGTGAGATTGCTTGACCAATCAGAAACAGAAATCGGTAATGCAGTTATCAAAAATTGTAATGGCGATAGAATATATCTATTTGCTATTAGAATGGACGGTAATAATAATTTCTCTGATGTTGTGTATGTTAAGGACGGGACAGGAAATACTGGTCTTATAGAAATAGAACCAAGAGTGCGCAATAGTGCAGACTCGAAATTGATTTTCGATACAGGGATGTTTTCTATCAAATCTGTGAATGATTTCACCTTTAATATAAGAAGACAACAAAGCAATGTTGCAGTCAATTCTTCTGGTGAATTGACTGTATTGCCGGAACCTTCTGAAACATTTAATAGTTATACTTTAAATAATGTTCTTGTCATAAATCAAAACTTTGAGCAATTGGAAATACAAACTTCTGCAATAACAGAACAAGGAAATTTATTCTTGGAAGTTAATGATGCGGACACAACTGCAACAGTATATTATAATGCTCAAATAACACCTGATTCTGCGAAAGTTAAACAGACTTTTGATGTATTTGTAAAGGTATATTACACACAATCTGCGAATAAATTTACACTTGGTTTGCCAGACGTGTATGATATATTGTCTATAACTGGTTCGGATTCTGTTGATTACACTGATAGTTTCCGTCTAAACAATAACCAAAAAGACAATTTTTACGATCACTCATATGTGTCATTCATCAATGGGAGAAAAGAACCTACAGAAGGTGAATTGTTGATAGTTAAGTTAAAAGTGTTTAAAGTAGACTTTTCAGAAAACTATAACTTCTTCACAGTTAATAGTTATCCAAATATATCACTAGACAAAATACCATATTTCGAATCTGCTACTGGCAAAATAATGGATATGCGCAACTGTATTGACTTCCGTCCATATAGAACTGCTATAGCATCATATTCTACAAACCTTGCTGGCGCAACTTCAATAGCTCCATCAACACCAATTGATTTGCCTGAATATTCAGAACAAATATTCAACACAAGCATCAATTATGCAGTTCCAGAATGTTTTGCTTCTGGTAGCGCAGATTTTGAATATTTTCTAAACAGAACAGATGCACTTGTGGTAGATTCGTATGGAAACTTTAATCTAGTCAAAGGAACTTCTGGTCTTTCTTCTGCCCCAACTGTTGATAGAGACAAAACAGTAATCGCAGAAATTTATATCCCAGGTTATCCGATATTAACGCAAGAAGAAGCGTCAATACGAAACAAAATGAGTTATGGTGTAAAGATCAAACCAAAAGGCATTGAAAATTATACTATGAAAGAGATAAATGATCTTGCGAAAACCATTTCAAGATTGACATATTATGCGTCTGTTTCTTCTCTAGAATCTTCCGCACAAAATTTGTTGATACAAGATGAAAATGGATTGAATAGATTTAAAAATGGTATCGTAGTTGATCCATTCAATGACTTGTCCATAGCAAATGTCAAAGACCCTGAATTTAACGCATCCGTAGATTTCACAGAAAAAAGTTTGGCACCTGCCGTTAAGACAATACCATTTAATTTGATTTTCAACGCCGCAGAGTCAGATTCTGTTCAAGTTTTCAACAATAAAGTTGTAACACTTGCACCAAATCTTTCCGAAAACGATCCTGCTGCAAGAATTATATCACAACCGTATGCGACAAATTCAAGAAACTGTATCAGCAACTTCTTCTTCTTTAAAGGAACTGGTTTCCTGACACCAGAATATGATGGTGCATATGATGTTAATACAGACCCTGTTCAATTGGACTTGGATTTGTTCACACCATTTTCGGATTTGGTAGATGGAATAAACGAATTTATCCCGTTGACAAGCACTAGTTCATCTTTGATTAGTTCTAGCACAAGCACAACAACTGATAGTTGGAGAACTGGTGGTCTATTTGGAACTGGACTATTTTCAAAAAATAGATCATCATCAACAAATGTGACAACAGACGTTTTCCAAGATGTGACAAGAACACTACAAGTTCTTGAAACTTCAAACGAACAATCTTTGGGTGATTTTGTAACAAACGTTCAATTCCAACCATATATGCGTTCCAGAGAAATCGAAATTGTCATGCATAGTTTGCGTCCAAATACAAGACATTATTTCTTCTTCGATGAAATTGATATTAATGAGTTTGTCGCACCTGCATCTAGCACAGGTGAATTGAATAGAGTTTCAAGAAGTGGTGAATATGGTGATATTGTTTCAAGTGATGTAAATGGAACTGTTCGTGCAGTATTCTTATTGCCAGAAAATACATTCTTTGTTGGTGATAGAATTATGTATGTTGCAGATGTTGATAGTTTTGATAACATAAATTCTGCTTCAATTTCAAGAGGCACATTAACATATCGCGCATATAATTTTGATATTCAAAAAACAGGATTGACTGTTGCTACAAGAATACCAGAAATAGATATAGATGAAGTTGTCACCACAAGAACAGTCACAACAAGAGAAGTTGCCCCAATAATTCTAAGGGAACGAGATGATAGTGGTCAAAACTTCGATCCACTAGCACAAACTTTCTTTATCAAAGATAAGATGTCTGGTGGTGGAGAATGTATATATGCAAGTTCAATTGATCTATACTTCAAGCGCAAAAGTTCTACCAATGGAGTTACTGTTATGTTGCGTGAAGTTAGCAATGGTTATCCTGCTAAAGAAATTCTACCATTTTCAAAAATTCACTTGGCACCAACAGATGTTATAGTATCAGAAAACGGTTCTTCTGCAACAAATATCGTATTTGATGCACCAGTAAGACTAAATGTGGAAAAAGAATATTGTGTTGTCGTTATGCCAGATGGTAACGATCCAGACTATTTGATATACACATCAAAAATTGGCGGCACTGATCTAATAACTGGAAGTTCTGTTGTACAAGATTGGGGTGATGGGGTTCTATTCACATCAACCAACAATAGAGCATGGCAGTCATACCAAGATGAAGACATCAAATTTAATCTATATAGATACAATTTCAATGCTTCAACTGGTTCCGCAGTATTTGAAACAGAACCAACTGAATTTTTAGGCGTCACAAATGCTATTGGTAAGTTTAGATTGAATGAAAATGTATATGCCATAAAAGGAACTGACACATATACCGTCACTTTGGTTGCAGGGTCAAATATAGGAACAGGAACTAATTTGGGTTCATTCAATGCTGGCGAATACATTTATGTTATGAATGGTTCTGGTACAGAAAATCTATTGAAAATTGCATCTGCCACAACTACACAGTTGACTTTTGCGAATACACCTAGTTTTTCAGCAACTGTATCTGCAAAACCTGCCGTTGTTGGTTCGGTAGCATACTTCAATTATAGAGAACCAGACAATATAATTCTTGAAAATTCATCAGCAAGAGAAAACTTTGCATTTGAAGTCGGTGATGTTGTTTACGGTATATATTCTGGTGCGAGAGCAACAATTACTGGTTTGAATGATTTTAGAATTAGTTACATGCAGACAATGTTGAATAAAATTACAGACACATATTCAACAGTGAATATGAGTGGTTTGTTTATTGATCCAGCATATCCAACTGACATTCCATATGCAAAAGAATTACAATTTGGAGAAAGTGAAAGATTCAATGAAAGAGGTGCTTTACTTAGAAGTAAATCAAATCCAGATGCAACAAATATAAGTGCAAAAATTGTGATGAACATGTCTAATAACGGACTATTAACTTCTACTCCTTTCGTTGATTTGGAAACTGGCATGACATTTGTTTACCAATATAAAGTCGGTAATACTTCTGAAAAATCTGCTAAATACATATCTAAAAAGGTACAACTATCAGAAGGTTTTGTATCAGAAGATTTCAACATTTATGTTACTGCCCATAGACCA